CCGGGCCGCGTAGTCCGCGCCGATTTCAAGGCCGATTGTTCCTATGCGGATGGGGGTCATGCAGCAAGCTCCGCACATTCCCCAGCCAATGCCATGTAGGCCGCTCCATCCACGTAGTCATTAGCATTGTGCCGCCCGCCAGGAGTCGCAGCCCGCGCAGCCTTCAGCGTGACCATAAACAACCACCCGTCGCGCTCGCTCAATCGGTGCCCGGTCAGCGCGTTAAATGCCGCAACCGTCCGAGCCATTGACCGCTCGCCATCCGGCTGATCGCGCGATGCTGCGCGGTCGCCAATGCAGATTTCTGCGGTGTGGAGTATTTCGGTGGCGTCCATGTTCATGCTGCGCGCTCCCTTTCCTTCATTTCGCCGCAGACGAAACCCCATGCGAATGCAGCCAGTATCGGAACCCATGCCGGAGTCGATCCGATTACCCATGACCAACCGATGATTGCGGCGCTGGCGTAGCAGATGGCTAACCTCATTGCCGCAACTCCTTCCTCACCGACTGCACCAAATCAATCGCCTGATCGCGCGACCTGACCGTGTAATGACTGCCGCGCCATTCGGAATAGAACCGTTCCTGCTCGGGCGTGTGCTCGCCGGTCAATGTCTTGACCTCGACCAGCGTGGTAACTCCGGCGATTCCAACAACCAGATCGGGAAACCCATTCCCAACGTCTGCCGTATCAGCGACAGAGCAACCAAGTCCGATAAATGCGTCCTTGACCTCTTGGTGATTTGCGTCGCGGCGACCGTGTTTCATTCCTTGTCCTCCGGAAACCCCGCCAACATCCGTTGCGCCTCAGTCAAGATCAATTCCAGTTCCTCGGGGTCGATCCGTATTCGCTGATCGCCCTGCGACAGTTCAAGAAACGCGCCGGCAGCTTCGTCAACGATCTCGATATAGGTCACGCCATCGGCATATGCCGGGTTGTCGCCTTTGCGGTGGATTGCGACTTTCATCGTGGTCCATGTGTAGTCGCTCATTGCAGCCACCACGGTTTGCGATCCTTCGGCGCCGTGCAATACCAAGACGCGGAACATATCGAGTAGTGCACTTGGTTTATCGCCAGATACCCGATGCCATTGCACACCGCGATGATCCAAAGAAACCAAAACGTGCTCGAAACTAGCGGAGCTAATCGTTCGCAATTCACGTCCGCATAACCCCCATCCGCTCCATCCAAGGCAATTCCCGCTTAGGCCCACTATGCGGAACCCGTGGCTCAGCACGCAGTCGCTTGATGCAAGCCTTCGACAGCGGCCTGAGAACGCGCGTGTCGTGAATCTCGGACGCCGGATATTCGCGGGCACATCCGCAGGTGCAGGTGATTTTCATCGTGGCTTAAACCCTTTCTTCGGCGCGGATGGCGCGCTCTGTTCAATAGGCCATTCGCCAGAGTAGTCGGCGAACGTGATCTGCTCGCCACGGAATATCGCTGGCACTACACCGGGCGGGCCGTGGCGTTGCTTGGCTATGTTGATTTCTGCGATGTCGCCATACGGGGATGTGCGACCCTCAAGCTCGGCGTAATACTTGTCTCGGTACAACATCAGGATTACGTCTGCGTCCTGCTCGATCTGGCCTGCGTCGCGAAGGTCCGACAGCATCGGCCGCTTGTTCGCCCGTTCTTCGCATTTGCGCGACAACTGGCACAGAAGAACCACCGGAATCCCCAGCTCTTTGCCGAGCCGCTTGAATCCTCGCGTGACCATGCCGACTGAAATATCGTTGCGCTCAGCCTTGGGCATGTCGATCAGCCCAAGGTAATCGACGACGAGCATCGCCAGCTTCGACTTTGCATTCAGCCTCCGCGCCTCGCTCGAAATCGCCGGAAACGAAAGCGCCGCTTGATCGCAGATGTGGATCGGCAACTTGAGCTTGACCATGCCAGCCGTCACTTGCGACCAGTCGCCATCAAGGCCGGACGGGTCGCGAACGTGTTGATACGAGTAGTTCCCGCAGCGGGCCATCATCATTCCGGCCAGTTCATGCCGGCTCATTTCGAGCGAGATGAACCCAACCGAGCCGTGATCCGCGGCAGCGATGGCGCAATCGCGAGCAAATGCGGTCTTGCCGCTACCAGGGCGGCCGGCCACGATGATCAAATGCCCGTGACCAAACCCGCCGCCCATCTTGCGGTTCAGCGCAACCAGTGGGCCAGGCGTGACAGGCGGCTTGATGCCGTCGTCGCGCTCGCACATCTGCGCGTAGACCTCAGCCATCGCGCTGACGAGCGTTACGCTTTGCGTGCGTTGTTTGCATTGGACGCCAGCCAGCATGGCTAGGGCTTCGTCCATCGCAGTTTCGCCACTTGACTCGATGACAGACAGCGCCCGACCAATCGAACGCAACTGGCGGCGAATGGATGCGCCGCGGACGATCTCAGCGTAGGCGTCGGCGGATGCGGAGCCCGGCGTGTTGTTACAGACCTCCAGCACGTAGCCGAGTCCGCCGACTTCCAGATTCCGGCGTTCGGCAATCTCGCCGATGGTCACGGCATCGACTGGCGCGTCGGTTTCGATCAGTTCGGCCAGCAGCAACCACAGCGCGCGATGCTCTGGTGAAGTGAAGTCATCCGGCCCGATGATCGCGGCGCACCGATGGTAGGCGCGCGAGTCGAGCATGATCGCGCCAAGAACGGATTGCTCGGCGGCGTGACTCATGGCGACACCCGGCTAAGCGCGTCGTCGATGACCTTCTCGACCACTTCTGGCCGCGTCAGGTACTCGAAATCAGGGCGCCAGTTCGCATGCCCGTTGACATATGGGCCTCGACCAGACTTGAAGTCGTCGCGCTGAACTTCCTCGAAATACTGCTGCCAGAACTCGGTGGTGATGGTCGGCGCCCCATACAGTCGCTCGCATGCCATCGCGGCCAACTTGACCGTGCGCTTCACCTGCGCCTTGCGCTTGTCGCTGCACATCGTGACGGCGGACAGCAAGCCGCCAGCCTTGACCGATAGCGTCGAGTTGAACGCAGCGATTGCCTGCTCGGTGACTGTTGTCAGGCGGTCAGACTTTTTCGTCTTGTCGGCATCGCCGACGGTGGCGTTAGCCACAACGCTTTTGCTTTTTAAGTCTGTGTCTAAGTCTGTGTGCGCTACATCGGCGACACTTTCGACAGTAGGCGACACATTGCTACAGCCCGCTACACCTTGCGACACATTGCTACGTGCTGCCGCTCTCTTGCTGCGCATGCGCTCCCGGTCGGCTTCGTTCTTTTCTTCCCTCGTCTGCATCGCCCGGTACTTCGCGAAGTTTACGAGGAACCATCCCCAGTCGCGATGCGCGTCAAGGCGAGCTATGCGCCGGCCTTCCATCTCAGGCGTTCTTGACCCTGCGTCCGGGGCTTCCAGGACGGCAATTCCAGCGGCCAATATCTCAAGCGGGATGCCCGTGATTCTTGCCATCGCGCCTGGCGTCATGTCGACGACGCCCTGACTATCGGCAAGAATCAGCATTTGCTGAAACGTGACCATAGCCTGCCAGTTGTCGGCAAGCGTCCCGTCATAGATTGACCTGAAAACCTTTGTGTACATCAGGCGATTCGCCAAGGAAGCGGTGGCAACCCAAGCACCTTCCGGCACTTCGCCATCTCGCGCAGCGCCACCTTCGTCGGACGATTGCGCCGGAGCGGCGGCTTTGTGTTGAGCTTTTTCATTCCTGCGCCGCCTGAACGTCTACGTCTTCCGGCATGTACTCGTCAGGCGGAACCGTTGCAAGCAACGCCTGTGCGCACTGGCACAGCGCGGCGAAGTCACGGCGAGTGAAACAGATCCTGTTCTCGCCATGCGCCTGCGTGAGCATGACTTCGATTTCCATCGGATACACCGTCAGCCAGAACGCCTCCGGGTACGGCAAATCTGGCTCGTTGTACCACTCGAAGCTCGCCTTCCGGTTCTCATGAAAGGCGGCAATCATTGGCTGTACGAAGTGGAACGGAATGATGATGCTCAGTTCATCGCGAAGGTGGCAAAACTCGATGCCGTCGCTATGGCGAGCTGCGTAGATTGTTGGCGAGCTTGTCTTCATGCAAAGAACCCCTCTGCGATCAACGCCGAGCACAGGTCGTAGTGCCCGGAGCGATGACGGGTGTCATCTAGGCGCTGTGTCGGCGTTGATCGCACAAGAGTCATTCGATTCTCCATACGGGCTACGACACCCGGCCGCATCGCGGCAATCACATCTTACGCCTTGTAGCCAGCGCGTCAAGCCTCAGAAGCATAACGTTCACGTTGAATGTTGTTGCATCTTGTGCAACTATGGTGCTGCCCGCGGCGGGACTTGAACCCGCAATTTCCCTGTCAGGACTCGGTTTTAAAGACCGCTGCGTCTACCAGTTTCGCCACACGGGCATAGATGTAAGATCAGGTGAGCGACTTGCTTTCCACGCGGGGCGGGCTTTCTCAGAGCCCGTCCCGCTTCACTTCTAGCCTACGAACACGGAAAGCCCGGTCACTCGCGGTGGGCAATGTGCGTAGGCGCTAGATCTCCTCATTTCTGGCCCTCCGAAGACTTACCGAAGCGCTTCCAGCGCCCGACGTAGATCTGAAACATCTGCTGGAACATCTCCCAATCTTCAGCATCGAGCGAGTTTGGGACCAATACAGATACCGACGGCTTTCCAGGTATAGGTATCTCGAACCGCTGCACGTCATTGCCCTGGCAGCCCCTGCACCCATTCCCGCTGCCCGGACTCGCCCAGCAGCTCAGCCAGACGGGCCGCAAACTTGCGCTTGATCTTCGGGTCTTTCGACTGCGCGCAGATGCGAGCGTATGCGATCTCGTCGGCAAGCTCGGCGTCGGGCATTGCTTGGAATGGGCGGTCGTGGACGGAGTTCATGCGATCAGCCTCGCCTGACGCTGCGCGTCCTCGATGCGGCGGCAGGCGATGTCGAAATACTTGGGCTCGCGCTCGATGCCGATGAAGGCGCGCTGCGTCTGGTGGCAAGCCACGCCGGTAGTTCCGCTGCCCATGTACGGATCGAGCACGGCACCGCCGGCTGGCGTGACCAGGCGGCACAGGTAGCGCATGAGTGCGGTCGGCTTCACGGTTGGATGCCCGTTGGCCTCGCCTCGGTCGGCTTTGCTGGCCTTGGCGCAGTAAAAGAACCGGGCGGCCGACCCGCTGTCGCCATACCCCGCCTGGGCGGACCCCTCCGGCTTAGCGTGCAACCACTCGCCTTGCGCATGGGCGCCCCGCGTGTATGACCCGGCCGTCTTGCCCAAGTCGGGAAATCCAGCCAGCACCTCGTCGGACCCGTCGTGGATCAGGTTGGCGGGCCAGCGGCCGGCAGGCTCCGGTGCTTCCGGCGTGCCCTGCGCGTACCCTGCGGGCCGGTAACCCTTGGCCGCATTGCCTGCGTTGAAGCGGTCCATGCCGCTTGGGGTCGTGCTTCCGCCTTCGGTTCCGATCCTGCACCCGTCGATGTTCAGCGCCCCGGTGCCATGCGCCAGCACGTTGGCCGCCACGGTGCCCACGAGGGGCTTGCGGGCCACGCAGATCGGTTCCCATGCGGGCTTGAGTGCCGTTCCCCAGCCTTGCCAGCGTTCGGCGTCAGGGGTGGCGGGTGCGGTGATGTCGGTCGACATTGGTCGGCCACCACTTCCATCAAACGCATCGTCGAACCCGGTTCGCTGATTGCCGCCGTCCTTCGCCATGCCTGGACGGCCGATCTTCGTGCCGACGACCACCCGCTCGGCCCCAGCGGCCTTGTCGATCGCCTTCGACACGTCCAACGACTTGGGGAAGCCCGACCCGAAAAGCCAGCCCATGTTGTCTCTGATCTCAAACCCGGCGTCCTCCACGGCGCACACCATCCGATGCCACGTCCTCGTCCCACCGAACGACAGCAGGTGTCCACCGGGCTTGAGCACCCGGAACACCTCGGACCACATCGGCACCGAGTAGGCGATCCCCGACGCGTCCCACGCCTTGCCCATGAACCCGAGCTCGTAGGGCGGGTCAGTGACCACGGCATCGACCGAGGCATCGGGCACGGTGGCGAGCACGTCGCGGCAGTCGCCGTGCCAGAGGGTCACGAGGTCGTCTTTGTGATACACGTCCAAGTCATTCATCCCAACATCCTTTGCACCATGTCATCCCGTCGCGTCCCATCTTCCATGTTTGCCCGCCGCACCGTACACACCCGCACGCGCCAGACCCATCCCCGCCAACCCAGTCCAACGGCGATTCCATCGCGTCGAACTGCCGGAGCATCGCGACCAGCTTCTTGCGGGTCCGGCCACGGTCGTCGTCACGCCACGTTTCCGGCACGACCATCACGTAGCCGACGCCCGGCCACACACCGATGTGGGTGAGTGCTTCGGTCACGGTCAGGCCACGGTCCACGTAGCAGTACCGTTGCCACAGGTCCACGGCCTGTTGCCCGACCAGCACCCACTTGTCCAAGCCCGCGGCACGCGCGAGGAGTTGGACGTGGGGGCCACAGAGGGTGGCCTGGTGGTGATCGGGTCGGTCGCCACCTCCCCCGCACAGCACGGTCCGCAGGCCCTTCCCTTCGCCCCTCATCCCGGCCACGATCAGCCGTGTGGCGTCGCTGGGGATGTCGGGGGGCGAGAGGACCCCGTACGTGGCAGGCGCGGTCACATCGGGCAGCAGGGACCCACCGTCGGCCCGCGTGCACCACCGGCACGCCCGGACCGCGACGTGTTCGCGATGGGATGTGAGCGGGTCACGTCGCACGACCGGGGCCTCGACCGCGACCGTCGCACCGGGGAACTCCACGACATCACCCACCACCATCACCGCCCAACGCTCGCCACATCGCGTCCGCTTTCTTCTTGCCGATCCCGTCCACGGTCTCCAGCTCCTCTCGTGTCACCGTCCACCCAACGACCCCACCACCAAACCGTTCCACGACACGCGTCGCGGTCTCCACACCCACCCCCGGTAGGCCCATGAGCACGTGCCGGGCGAAATCGGCGTTCCCAGGGTTGCCCCATGGCGCGACCGGCTTCTCGCGTTTCACCAAACTGGTGTGCCGGTCCTTCGCCGTCCACGCTTTCAGCCACGTGAGTGCCTCGATGGTGCCGTCGAGGTCGCGCGTGAACCACAGCCATGCGCCGTTCGCTTGAACGGTCCACAGTACGCCGGCCCACTGCTGACGGGTCAACCCGCGCCCCCAACCCCCGGTCACCATCTCGCCGTCCAATGTCCAGCGCGGTTCACCCTCGACCATCACGACACACGTGCCGCCATCGCCCAACAGGTCCTTCATCTGGGACAACTGTTGACCCAACCGCCCATCGCCCACGGACGCGCACAGGTCCGCGACTTCCTTGCGTTGGACCCCGACCCACCGGCCACGCGACCGCCAGATCACGTCACAGCCGAACCGTTCCGGGAGCATGGACACGCGTTGCGCGGCGGCGCGGAGCTTCTGGGGTTCGGTGGGGGCGACGATCACGGGTTGGTGTCGGGGTTGAAGTACGCGCCGTCAGCCAGTTCGGCCAAAGCCTTGTCGCGTGCCCGGTTCACGGCGGCGTCC